TGCGATCTGGCGCTTCAGTCCATGCCATTCGGCGAGGCCACGGCGCACGGCTTCGACCTGCATGCGGCGTGCATCCTCGTGCTCGGCCGCGACCGCATCCAACTCCGCGCGTCGCGCCGCGACGCCGCGATCCTGACGATTGCGCGTCAACAGCGGCAGGCCAATGGAGAACTCGATGCTCAGCATGTCGCTGCGCGGCATACCACCCGACGTGCGCTCACGCTGGCCGTACATCGCACTCACGCTCCAGTCGGGGCGCGTTTCGGCCACGGCGGCGGCCACGGCAGCCTCGGCTACCGATTCGCGCGACTGCCACGCTAGCAGCGGGCCTTGGCGAGCCACCGACGTCAGCAAAGAGGACTCGTCGATGGACAGCACGGTCAGGTCCGGCGATGCACCGATGATCGTCAGCTCTTCGGGTTCGATGCCCAGCCAGCGCGCCAACGTGGCGCGGGCCGCCGCGACGTCCGCCTCGGCCGCATCGATGCGATTGTCCAGTTCCAGCGCCGCCGACTGGGCTGCCAAGGCATCGGCCGCGGTACCTGTCCCGCCGGCCAACCGTGCCTTGGCGATACTGATCGCAAGAGCCGATTGCTCCCGCTGGGCCTGCAGCGCCTCGACTTCACGCTGGGCGGTCCACAAGGCGATCCAGGCCTGGGCGGCGGCTTGGCGGACGGCCAGTCGTTCGACCAAGGTCAGCGCCTGCGTCTGTTCGATCATGCGATCGGCCACCGCGCGGCGGGCCTGGCGCTTGGCCCACGCCGGGAATTCCTGCATGACACCGACCTGCTTCATGGTCATGTCGTCGGCATGCAGGTCGAACGCATCCGTGCCGGTGACCGGGACGTTGGTAAGTCCCAGCGTCAGCCTGGGATCAGGCAGCGCAGCGGCACGCGCCGCGTCTTCCCGGGCGGCTTCGGTCTGCGATCGCCGCGCCTGGAGCGCGGGCGCGCGCTCCACGGCCAAGCGCACGGCATCATCGAACGCAATGGGCGCAGCCGACCATGCAGGTGCGGCCACGAATGTCAGGGCAAGCACCAGCGCCGCCCAATGGCGGAAGCTGCACCGGCGGCGCAGCGAATGTAAAACGAGCATAAGACCTCCGAACACGCAACGACGAGCGCGCCGCCGGTATCGGCAGCGCGAGAGCGAGTCGCGGTCGGGGTCTAGATCTGCAGGCTACAGAAGCGTTGCGCGGACGGCGGGTCCGACTGGCAGACCGGGACGTCTTCGTAGTATTGCGCGCGCACGGGCGGCAGCAAGGCCTCGGTCAAGGCGAAGTGCAGTGGAGGCAGGGCCGATGGTGGCACCTGTAAGGGATTGAGATCGGGGGTCGCGATCTGGCTGTCCTGACAGTGCGTGATGCACAGCGCCGGTGCTTCGGGGTCCGACATCGTCATATCCTCGCATCCGGCCATCGTCGGTGCGGGCTCCGATGGCGGCGCCTGAATAGGACATGCATACGCGGCTACCGCGATCTGCAGGAACAGCATGCAAAACAAGGCGCACGCCGCCATGGTTCGGCGGACACGTGTGCGTCTGAATCGCAGTGTGGCCATGCCGATCATGGAACGCCTTCGCGAGGGCCGCGTCAAGTGGCGAACGCCCCGGTACACGGTTCCAAGAGCGAGACGGCACCTCGATCAGGGCGATCAGGCGACTACGGCGCGTGGCTGTACTTGTCGATGTACTTCATGTTTCACCTGTCAGATTGCAGCGTAGCGCAATCGCGCGCGCACCGAGAAGCACGGAATTCCTGCGGCGGAGCAGAGGCTTATGTCGTCATCCCCACGCGCCATCTCCATTGGTCCTCCCAAAGCATCGGCGGATTGATCGCGAGGGACAGGAGCTGGACGCCCTCCGGCAGGGTCTCGTCCAAGATCGCAGCGACGATGTCCGGCGCCAGCAGAGTCAGGTTGATGTGCCGAGCGACATAGCTGTGGTTGGTGCCCTCGCGGCGGGCGATGTCGCACATCGAGGCCGCTTCGCCGGTTTCCAGCATTCGCAGCCAGCGGTGGCCACGGGCCAGCGCCAGTTGCAGCGGCGTGGCCCCGGCGCGGGTCGCCGCCACTGGTTCAGCGCCGGACAGTGTTACCACCCGCCGACCACTGCGCCGCTTCAGGGCAATCGGTACATTCAGCACCACGCTACCGTCGCTGGCGACCACCTCGGCCGCCGGGCCGGATACGGTCAGCGTCGGGCTGCTCATGCTGCAATCTCTTCGGCGGTCTGCCGTGATTCGGCTGTGAGGGCGCCAACGCCACCGGGACGCAGCCGCAGCTCCAGATTCGTCGGCGTCACGATGACCTTCTCGACTAGCAGGCGAACCAGCCGCTGCTGCTCAGCCGGAAACAACTGGTCCCACACCCGCTCGACCTGCGTCATCGCCACCGTGACCTGTGCTTCGTCCAAGGTCGGATCCAGTGCGATGGCCTGCGGGATCATGGCTGCGACCATCTCCGGTGCGCGGAGCAGGCGCCGCAGTTGCGCGACCACGGCCGCCTCCAGTTCTCCGGCCGGCAGGCGCGGCAGGCCGGACGCCTTCCGTCCCTCGTGAATGTCGCGCGTGCTGAGGTAGTAGCGGTAGGTGCGCCCGTTGGCCTTGGTCGTGTGCCACGGCGTCAGGGCGCGGCCGTCCGGGCCGGTCAGCAGACCTTTCAGCAGGAAGGCCACCTTGCCTTGACGCGCCGCGCCTGCGCGCACAGGTCCACTGATCTGAAGGCGCGCATGCACCTCGTCCCACAGGGACTGGTCAATGATCGGCCGGTGCGTGCCTTCGACATACTGGTCGCGGTTCTTGAGTTCGCCGAGGTAAGTTCGGCAGTGCAGCATCTTGAAGATCGTGCTGCGATCGTGCGGCCTGCCAATATGCTGCCGTCCTGTCTTAGCCGTCCACGATTTGTTGCACCAGCCGCGCGCGCGTGCTTCCTGCGCCACCTTCATCATCGAACCCAGTTCGAGAAAGCGGCGGAACAGCGTTCTGACCTGTTCGGCCTCGGCTTCGTTGATCACCAGCCGGCGATCCTTGACGTCGTAACCCAACGGGGTGATGCCGTGCATCCACATGCCTTTCTTTTTGCTGGCCGAGAACTTGTCGCGGATGCGCTCGGAGGTCAGCTCGCGCTCGAACTGTGCGAAGGTCAGGAGGATGTTGAGCAGCATCCGTCCCATCGCGTCGGTGGTGTTGAATTGCTGGGTCACCGACACGAAGGTCACGCCGTGCTTGTCGAAGATCTTCACCAGTTCGGCGAAGTCGAACAGGGAGCGGCTGAGGCGGTCGATCTTGTAGGAGACGACGATGTCGATCCGGCCCGCCCCGATGTCCGCCATCAGCCGCTGCAGGGCAGGGCGTTCGAGGGTGCCGCCCGAGAAGCCGCCGTCGTCGTAGTCGTCGGCGACCGGAATCCATCCTTCGGCGCGACGGCTGGCGATGTAGGACGCACCCGAATCGCGCTGGGCATCGATCGAGGTGTACGCCATCTCCAGCCCTTCCTCCGTGGACTTGCGGGTGTAGACGGCGCAGCGCAGGCGCTTGGGTGCCGTGGCGTTCATCGGCAACCCGCCTTGCGTAATCCGAAGAAGGCGGGACCTGACCAGCGGGTCCCTGTGATCGCGCGGGCAATCATCGACAAGCTCGGGTATCGCTTGGCGGCATACTCGAACTCGCCATCAGACAGCACGAGTACGCGGTGTTCGATGCCGGCGTAGATGCGCACCAACTCTGTGCCCGCGATCGGAATCGCGCCGACGGGCTGGCGCTTCAATTGGCCGGTGGCGACTAGTTCATCGATGCGATGTTGGTTGCGCGCGAGCAAACCAGGATTAGTCTTCGCGAACTCGATCTCCTGCCAGCGATACGCGATTCGTTTCTCGACGAAACGCCGATTGATCACCAATGGGTCAGTGCTGAAGAGTCGTCGCCATTCTTTGGACAGATCTGGCCACGACCAGTCGGTTAGGCGCGCGATGCGCGCAGCCATCGATGCGGGCGCTGCCGCGGGGTGTTGTTGCGTCATGCCTGTGGACTCCGGTGAGCGGGGTTGGCATGTACGCGTGGTTCCCCGACAAAGCCAAGGTCAACCGGAGAGGGCGCGGCAACTGCGCCGTCGTGCGCGCCACCGCCGCGAAGACGATGCAGGCCCAGGACGAGGAGTGCGGCAACCTCCATGCGCCGCTGCGGCGGCGTCATGCGTGCCGCGTCGCTAAGTTGGATCGTTGTCATGGGGTGTCCGCTGGACATTCAAACCAGCGGACAGTGTCCCAATGCAATCCGGTTGCTGTATCGCAGAGTGACGTAGTGAGCAGGATAACTGAGCGAAACCGCAGAAAATTCGATCAATCGAGTTGTCGCATCAGCAAGATGCGTTCGCCGTCACTCATCGGTGGTCGATTTTCGCAGTGCGCCAGCAATCTCCAGAGCGAACTCGCAGAGGTATGCGACGCCTCCGTCAAGGCCGGTCTCTGTTCCCATCAACAGCAGACGACGAACCGCGTCTTCAAGGTCGGCCGCTTCACGAAGTGCGGTTGCGACTACTACGCCGGAGGCGATCAACAGCAAGGGTCGCTGTTCAACAGGTATGTCCCGGAACGGGGTCTCGCGTGTGGTTTCGGTCATGTCCGCGCCCCACAAGCAGCAACAGCCGCGAAGCGCGACAGACGATGTTCGGCCCGATTCGGGCCTGATAGAGTATTTGCAGCCATTGTCGTTCTCCTAAGGAACGGTGGTGGTCAGGGCGGCCGAGGTGTTAGCGCACCTCGGCCGTCCGCTTCTTACCGGCATACGCCGGATGCCTAACGCCGCATAGGCACGATCCTATCGATGCCGATGTGCAATCTGTTCCGGGTACCGTCCCAGGCCCTTGTCGTTCTTGGGAGTCCGGAGATGCTTACGTTTTCTGTATGCGGGTGATCGCGTGCAGCCCGCATTTGAGCGTTTGCCGGATGTCGACGATCGCTTGTTCGCAGCGCCTGATGGCGTCGCGGATTCAGACGTTCGTACTTGTCCGATTCGATATTCAACGGGATTTCCATGTGCATGGGTCTACGTGCATGAACGCATTATTCCCTTGCACAGCCAAGTGCATGACCGCCGGCATCGCTGCGAAAGTTTTAGGCGATACCTCTGCACGCGATTTTCGTCGCACTGTCACGCCACATCTGCTGGCGTGAACCGGATTGCATTCACCGGTTCTTCATGCCTGCAAAAAAGTCCTCCGATGACGATCCGACAAACGCCTTACACGCAAAAAAAGCCCGGAGCAGCGTTGGCTGCGCCGGGCGTGTGAAGCAGCTTTCAGATTGTGGCTGGCGCCATGGAGCAGACGTGGCGGCTGCTATACCCCGAGCGACTCGCCCGCCCTGGCGAAGCCGACCCAGCGGCCCTCGCCGTTGAGCCCGCGATTCATCAGTTCCTGCCGAGCCAGCTTCACGACATCCACATCACCATGATGGATCGCCACGAGGAACCGGGTGTCGAGAATTTGGAAATGCTCAGCCAGATCGCGATCGATGCCCTGCGTGATGCGTTCGCCGCTCATGCTGCTGCCCTCCGCGCGGAGGCAAGCAAAAGGGCTGCCTGCGCGTCGGCGGCAGTGTCGAGGCGGAGCTTGGGGAGCAGATCGTTGCAAATGCGCATCATCGCGAGATTGATGCATTCTGCCTGCGTCTTCAGGTCGTCTGTGCCGTCGAAATGCTCGATACTGTCCTCAACGGCATGCAGGGCATGCGCGACGGACATGCGCATCATGCGCAGGCTGTCCGCACCGCGTGCGCGCGCGAACTTGATTTCGTCTTCGAGGGTTTCCGTGGTGCGGTTCATGGTGTCTCGTTCCTGTGTGAGTGGATTCGCGCGTCGCGCCGTGCTTCGCATGACGGCATGAACGCGCTGTTCGCAATGGAAGCCAAGCACCCAGAGCTCGACTTCCGATATGTTCGATCAGCTGGCGGATTTGCCTGCGCCTTTGGCCTTGCGCCCCTGCTCGATTCCGGCGTTGTAGGCCGCCTCAAGCGCATCTCGCAGTTCCAACACGGAAACATCGTGGAAGTCCAGACTATCCCGGCGGCGGGACTCGAGCGTTTCGATACGTAATATGCGCTGTGCAATTTGAGTCAGTAGTGCATCGACCTTGTTCATTTCATGTCCTGCGGTGGTGTGGATGATGTCCGCATGAACGCGCTGTTCGGCACCGAAGCCAAGCGTTCTCTTCGAGGATTGAAGGACAGACAGGTTCGGTACGGATTCGGCAAACGGTGCGCTCGCAGCAGACGTTGCGTCAGTGGCGCGCTAGGCCGATGACCGCACGTTTCCCTGCTAGATGCGCACGGCACACACGTCGCGACAGTGTGCGCCGTGTGGCCGTCTCAGGCACACGGACTAGGGTCGGCGGTCTGTTCCGTCCGCTGTGTCGCCGTCGCCCCAGCGTTGCGCGAGGTCGCAGCGAACAGCGTCCAGCAATTGAAGGTCTGCGCATTGCATGGCATGCGGTAGCCGAGAATCGATCGCGCGGATCGCTTCAAGCGGATCGCGCGCATTGTCCGTCGAGGTGCGGATTGCGCTCATGGTGCGTCCGCCCGCTTGGCGAGGGCGTGCAACTCGGCCTGCGCACCGGCGGCGAGGTCCATGCGCGCGTTTCCCATGATGCTGGTGCAGACGTGGTTGATCGCCCAGTTCAACACCTTGGCTTTGTGGTCGAGGCCGTCGGCATTCTGAAATTGCGCCTCATAATGCGCGATCTCCTGCGCAGCACGTTCGATCGCTTCGCGCATGCACTGCAGGGCATCTGCGCCGTTGCGCAAGGCGAGGTGCGTTTCAAGATCGAGGCCGTTTATGTCGGTGTTCATGCGAGGTGCTCGTGTTTGGGTGTGCGTCCATGAACGCGCTGTTCGCAAGTGAAGCCAAGCGACGACATGGTCGTGCTCTAGCGCGGAGACAGACGACGTACAGCCTTCTGCGGCGATCCGGTCGCGTGCAATGCGCGAATAGGTATCGTGATTGCGCGGAAGGCGTGCGATTTCGTTGCGTGTTTCTGGCTCACCACACTAGACCGTGTGGTCGGGCGTGGATGCGTTCGATTAGGTCTCGCAGCGGTTCGGCCTGCGCGCCATCCGCGATAGGTGCCAGAATCGTGCTGCCGACGTCGATCAGTTCGATGCGGATGACATCAATGCCGTTGCTGGCGTAGGCGATGTGCTTCCGCCCGTCAATGCGGCGCAACAAACCGCGCGGTGTGGCGGCCCGCAACACTTCGCGGCGCCATGCATGGCGACCGCGTTTGCCCGGGATGCGCACGAGGAGCGAGGCGAGGAAGAATTCCTCGACGTGCTTGGGTTGTTTTCTGGAGTTCTTGGGTTCCATGAGTCGTCGATTTCCTTGTCGCGGATCGCATGAACGCGCTTCCGGGGAGGAAGCCAAGCGGATGCTTGACTTCTGTTCGCGATGGATTCGTCTATCCGAGACGTGCGACATAACGCGCGTAGTCGTAGCCCGATGGATCGACGTAGAGGAAAGGGCGGCCGGGCGCGTGGACCTCAATGCACAGACAGCCATCGGCGACGTTGCCGCCTTTGCCCGCGAGCCACGGTTGCGGCCGGGTCATGTCCGTCGTGAAGTCATCAAACTCCGCGATGTTCATTTCGATCGTTTCGGTGACGTAGATGCGGTGCTCGCCAGTGGCGCACATATCGCGCAGTCGATCGGGTTTGCACGCGAAGGGCAGGCGCACGCCGAGTTGCTCGACGTGAAGAGTTTGGCCTCGAAACTGTACGGTGCGCGGTGTTCGCTCAATGGTGAGGGTCATGGTGGGCATGTGCTTTCCTGTGTGTTGGCGTCGTCGATCCGACGAGGACATGAACGCGCTGTGCGCGATGGAAGCCAAGCACTGTTCGATGTCGCGCTGCGACAACCAGACACCTGTCGTACAGGCTTCAAAACAAGCGTTGACGTCGTGCCCGGACTACGCCAATCGGCGCAGGCTCACGCGCTCGATGCGACCGGCGAACGCCGCGTCCGCCGTGATGCGCAGTGCGGTGTGTCCAGCGGCGGTGAGCGTGTCGATGAAGGTGCCGTTGGCGTTGGGTGCCACGCCGTCAATGGGCGTGGTACCGGCGAGGCGGACGCGCACGCTGCCGGCGGTGACCTGGCTCAACGCGACTTCGATGCGGTAGAGACCACCATCGACGAACGCGAACGGCTGTTCGAGATCGGAGACGATGCCTGCGGCCTTGATTGCGGCGCCACCGACGATCGACCAGCCGGTGCCGAGCGTCCAGGCCGCCTGTGTGTCGAAGTCAGCGTTCGCCAGTTTTTCGCCGCACTCGCAATTGAGGACACGGACGTGCTTTTGGCGACTGGAGAGCGCCCCGCGCCGGCTCTCGATCTCGACACGGACCGTTGCGTCGTTCGCAAGCAGCAGATCGTGGGTGTGACTGGTGCCGGCGATGGCTGTGGTTTCGTGCAGCACCGCGCCACTGAGCGCGTTGAGCACACGCACCGTGGTGGTCGTGCCGGGCTCCGGGCCGATGCTGCCGGCCTCATGTTCGATCAGACGGTCGCCCTGCAGCACGCGGTCGCGATGCGCCCATGCGATTGCCAGTCGCGCGAAGCTGGTCGGCGGCCAGGCGCTGCCGTTGATCCGCACCCGCCCTGGCGCATAGGGACGCGCGTGACGCGCATCAAGGCGCACCCTTGCGATGGGCGCGAGTGCGGCATCGAGCGTGCCCTGCTGGGTGCGGGTGAGCAGCTTCGCCTCGACCGTTTCGCCGGCCAGGTACTCGGTGGGATCGGCGCCGACATAGGTGTCGGTACACCACACGCGTGCACCTTCTGCGTGCGCCGCTGGCAGGGTGTCCACGCAGCCGCGTGCGATCGTGAGCGTTCCGGCAACGGCGTCGATGGCATCGATCCGCACCAGCTCCTCATCGATCAGGGCTTCGGTGCCGATCACGACCAGATCGAGGTCGCGCATGTCGGCGAGCTGGACGAGCGTATCGGTTGGACCGAGCGCGCCCGCGAGTGTGGTGACCGCGGAGAAATCGCCGCTGGCGACCTCCTCGAACGTGCCCCCGGTGGTCCGCGTGGTGAGCGCATAGCCGTAGGCCGGCCCGTTCGGCCTTGCGCCGAGCGCGACCACGAAACCGGCATCGTCCTCGACGAGCGCGAGGTCCGCAGGGCGCAGGCGACCGGCGAGATCGCGGTAGGTCGCCTCCACGAGCCGCTGCGCCGGAAGCGGCTGCGGGCGGGTGTCCGGCGGCGTCCACGGCCCGATCACCGGCCGCAGATACGTCGTCGCCGCCATGCCATCGATGTCCTGCATCAACAGCAGCGCGAGCGCACCATCGGTGCGCGTGCCTTCGTCCACCTCCAGCACCCGCACCGGCATGCGCTGTACGCCCTTGCGTCGCCAGGACAGCGCGAGCACGTCGCCGCGCTTCACGCCCCACCAGCGGCGGTCGACGGTGAGCTTGATTCGCTGCAGCAGGCTGCTGGCCGCGCCGGTCTCGCGCGCGGCGACGCGCTCGCACAGACTGCGGTTCCACAGACCCGGCAGCGAGCGCCGGTCGGCGACCACGCGTCCCTGCGCCTGTACGTTCGCCATGTTCTGGAAGGTGGCGGCGATGTCGAGGTTGGTGACGCAGTCGCGGCCTAGCACGGTGACCTCGTTGACGCTGCCGTCGAGCAGCGGCGTCTGCCAGCTCTCCAGTTCCAGCACGCTGGTTTCATCAAGCAGCGGCAGGGTCGCGACGTCGTAATCCGGCCGGAACAGCCGGTAGACGAACTTGCCGAGCATCGGATCGAAGGCCCACAGCCCGCCGACGTGGTTGTTCACCATCTGCAGGAAACTTCCGATGGAGTCGCCGCGTCGCCAGCCGAGGCACAGACCAAATTGCTCATCGTGCAATTGTTCGGCTGCACGCAAAAGACTGGTCGCATCGATCAACGCCGGATCAAGGCCGACGCCCCACACGGTGTCGGTGAAGCACTGGTAGTGAATGTGCGCCGCGTTCATGCCGCGACCGATGCGCGCGAGCGACGGTTGCCACACCGGCGTCGACCACCCCTGCGTGAAGCGTCCCCACCGCTTGGCCCACAGCTTGAGGTAGGGGTTCATCGCCCCGACCATCCCGCGATACAGCGTGGTGCAAAGGCCGCGACCAGCGGGCCAAGGCCCCGGCACCTGCTGCTGCAGGTACGGATCGGGCAGCTGCGTCGCCTCGCCCATGCGGATTTGCAGGTTGCCGACGAGACCGCCTTCTTTCTTGTCGCCGCCGAAGAGCTGCGGGAGGTTGATCGGCAGCGTGCGACTGCCGGCGAGTTCGCCCTCGAACACGGGCTGGCCGCCGACCTTGATGCCGGCGAGGTAATCGTTCGGACCGATCGACTCGCCCATGTAGAGGTACATGAAGTGCCGGTAGCCGATGGTCGGCTTGCTCGACTTACCCATGTTTTACCGCTTCATGCCGCCCCCACCGCGCGCGCAGGCGCTGCGTGAGGGATTGCTTGGGCGGCGAGACCACCATCGGACGCAACTGCGGGATCACGATCGGACGACGTTGCACGCATGCGCGTGTGCATCGACGACCATCGATCATCCACAGCAGATGCAATAAAGCCGTCGCGAGTCCGAATCCGCCTACGAGGCGTTCCCCGTGCTGCCAGAGCACGATGCCGGAGGCGCAGGCGGCGATGCCAACGCATGCTGTCCAGACGCGATACACGGCTTCACGTCGCATCGCGAAGCTCATCCTCGTGCGCGATCTCGGCACGTGCGATCGCGATGGCGCGCGCCACGAAGGGATCGTCGTGCAACTGCGGGTGGTCATCGATGACGATGCCGTCCTCACACAGCGCACGCAGTTCGATGCCGTGCTGACGACACCACGCGCGGATGCTGGGCGTACACAGCGGACCGGCGGCTGGATCGACGGCGCGCACATGACGCAGATGGATGCGCAGTCCAGCCATCACTTGCCACCTTTGGCCTTGATCGGCGTGGTCCGCAGATCGCCGAAGGCGAGCACATTGGGATCGTCGATCCAGACCTCGCCGAAAATCACCAGTACCTCGCGCCCTTCTTCGGCGGTCGGCACGGAGAAGTCGGCCAGTGAAGGCGGTTTCTGCGATTGCGGTTTGGGGCGCATCGCGACGCTGATTGCGATGGCGAGAATGAGGACGATGACGTAGATCCACATGGGGCAGGCACGGTGATGCCGGCACGCGATGCGCACCGAGCGGGTGGACGAAGCAGGGGCATCAGAAGAGCGGGTCGCTGCCGAAGGGATTGCGCAGGCCCTTCAAGGTCGGCTGACCGCCGTAGTTCAGTTCGTTGCGGAACTTCGCGCAGCCGCGTGGCCCCATCGTGCGATCGCAGCCGGGCAGCGCGACGACGGGTGCGTCGGGTGCGAGCGCGGCCGGCGTGAGCAGGCGCAAGGTGGTACTGGTGTGGCTGACGATGAAGCGACGCTCGATGCCGAGGGTGGCGGTCCACTGCAGCACACCGCCATCGAAGTGGCCGTCGTCGAAGGCGTCGAACGCAGCGGACGCGACGGTGTAGCCGGTCGCGTCGCTCAGCACCGCGACGACGGCGTGGGCGTCGGGATCGGCGTTGCAGTGGCCCAGTCCCTGGCTGTAGAGCACCAGCGGGCAGGACGATTGCCAGCTGCGGCGCAGGCCGAGGGTCTCGACTGCGGCGGCGAGCGATTGGCAGCGCAGCTTGGCCACGCTGTGGGTTTCGTCGAGGTCCGCAACGTGCCCGGTCCAGCCCAAGCGCACGAGCCCATCACGCACCCGCACACGCTTGAGGTCCAGACGCACGCGCAGGCCCGGCGGCACCGGCCGGAACAGGTTCAGCAACGGCAGATCGAGCGGCGCGGTGATCTCGAGCGTGTTCTTCGCCTCTTCCGCCGACTGCGCAATGCGCCCGCGCGTGAGCGCAACCGGCGCGTGGCGCTGGCCCTCGACGATCGCCTCGCGGCCGGCATCGGTGTAGCGCCAGTGGTGCAACCCGATCGAGAAGTCGTATAGCTCGATCTCGCGCGAGAGCAGGCCCACGGTTACGGCTCCTCGGCGGGAACGCCCGCGAAGGTCACCGCGCAATCGAGCAGGCCCTCGCTGTCGGCGTGGTGCTGCAGTTCGACCGTGTCGCCCGCAAGCGTGACCAGCGACATCCAGCACACCAGCCGGACCCGTTCGGGTGTGACCATGCGCCCCAACGCCGCATCCAGTCTCAGGCGTTCGCCTGTTTCGCCATTCGCGAGAGCGATTTCAGACGACGCTTCGATGGCGCGATAGAAGACGGCGCCATCGGTCAGTTCGATGCGAAGATGTCGCCGGCCCGCTTGTTGGCGCAGGCTCCGGCTCACGCCGCAGGCGGCGACGGTGAGCGTGAGCGCGGTTTCGCCGATCGTCTCGATCACCTCCAGATCATCGGTCCAGGTCGGTAGCCACAGCGCTTCCGCACGCCCCTGCAGCCCGTATAGCAGACTGCGGTGGGCAGCGCGTTCGGCCCGGCCCATCAGCCGCCACGCGTGCGACTGCGTCGTCCATGCCAGCCCCGACAGGTCATCCAGGTGCGATCGGCCGACTTCGCCATCGAGCAGATCGAAACGTCGTGCAAAGCTGGCACCGGGATCGCGGGTTTCGTCGCGGCGGTGCTCCAGTACCGGGAATCCGCGATAGCGCGTGGCCGGCAGCGCTGGCGGCCAGTCGCATGGTTCCGTCGCCTCGAAGCGCAACTGCGTCTGCATCAGCCGGTCGTTGTGACGGCGCAGCTCCGGTGCGTCGGTCAGGCGCGCGGTGCGGCAGGGGATCAGGCGTGTGCCGGCAGGCCACGTGCGTCGCGTCGGCGCGCGCAACCGCAGGCGCAGGCGTTCGCCTGTGTCATTGGTGACGCTAGCGACTTCGACCAGTTCGTAGGCGGCCACGTCACGCCAGAGCATCGCGAGGCTGCCGACCGCGAAGTCGAGCCCTGCGCTCGCGACCGGGATCTCGGTCGCGCCTGCTGGCACCGCTGCACGACACCACGTCGAGTCGACGAACACCGGCAGCGCCCAGACGCGGCCGGTCCAATCGAACAGCGCATGCTCGACCCAGCGCCGCTCGCGGCGATCGGCGAGGACGGCGAATTCCCAGCTTCTCCTTGGCGCATCGCGCAGCGGCGTGCGCGTCACGGTGCCGGCCACGGCGACCTGCACATCGGTGAGCCACGCCAGCGTCTCGATCACGGGTTCTGTCCAGTCCGGCGGCAGCGACCAGGCGTTCAGGCGCAGTCCGTCGATGCGGATCGACCAGGTCGCGCCATCGGCGAAGGACAGCACCGCCACTGCGTCGATCACCGGCGGCCCGTCGAGGCCGACGGTGAGCGTCAGCACCCGCTCCTGCATCGGCCGCAGCGGCAGCGGTAGCGAACCGGGCGCCGTGAGCGTGCTGCCGGCATCACCCATCAGGCGCAGGGCGGTCAGGGTCTGCGGCGTTGTGCGCCAGGCGTTCCACACCGCGATCTCGCGAGTCAGTTCGGAGACGACGTTTCCCAGCGAGAGTGCGATCGGGGTGAGGTGCATGCGATCGAAGTAATCATCGGCGAAGCGGTGCGCCAATCGCCCCTGTGACGCCCAACGCGACGCGCCCGGTATGCGGAACGCACCAGCGCGTGCGGTGAGACGTTCGCGCGCATAGGTCGCGGGGGCGAACGCCACCTCGCCGAGGGCGTTCAGTTCGACCGAGAGCGCGGCGTTGGTCGCACCGAACAGGCGCGGCGTCGGCGCGATGCCCTGCAGCGCGGCCATCAGGGCGCGACCTCGCGCAGGGCGATGCCGAAGGTGCCGGTGTGCTGCCCGCCGATGGGCCAGCCGACGCCGTTGCGCTGGACCGGGTGGAGCGCGTGCAGCGGATACGCCATCCAACGTTCGGGGCCATAGATCAGTGGCGCGTTGAGATCGAGGTGATCCAGCCGGCAGTAACGAGCGTGCGCTAGCGTGGCCACGATGGTTTGCCCTTGCGCCTGACGCGCCATCAGCACGTCGATCGGCAGCAGGACGGTCGCCTGATTGAACTGCGAGGGCAGTGCATGCAGCAGGCCGGCTTTGTGCGAGACGCCAAGTAGATCGCCGGTGTTCCCACCGACATTGGTGCGCCACGCGGGCGCACCTTCGAGCCCGCAGTGAATGAAGGACGAGTGATACGTGCCCGCGATGCTGGCGAAGAAGAACCCAAGCCCGAATCCATCGTAGGGCTGCACGCCAAGTTGGGTGCCCGAGTTGGTGTCGATGTAGATTTTGACGCCCGCGCGCGTGCCATCGACATCGCCGCGGAACGAACCCGAGCACCACAGCCCGGTGCCGCCGATCTGCGGCATGCTCGACACGCCGAAATTCAGATGCTGGTGACGATCGACGTTGTAGCGCAGCACGCAATAGATCTCGTCAGGCGCGTCGAACACGTGCAGCACGTAGACCGCTGGCCACTGGATCGGTGCGTTGGTGAACGACAGCAGCTTCACCAACTGCGGACACGCGCCGGTGAGCGCCGCGCCCGCCTGCCCGGTGCCGGTCTGCAGTCGCAATTCGGTCGCGGTGGCGGTGAGTTGTACGAACGAAACGCCCTTGCTCAGGATGCCGTTCACCAAGGCCCATCCTCGTGCCGAAAGTGTGGTCTCGATGGCGGTCTTCAGTGCCGCGAAACTCGCGACCTGTCCGGTGAACGTCGCCATCAGTGCATCTCCTTCACGCCATTTCCACGGCGACGTAATCGCGCCACGTCGTGCGCGCGCCGTCCTGCAGCACCACGAACGCCCGGCCGTTGACCGCGCGGATCGCATCCACCGCTTGGCGCACGCTCAGGCTGGTCTGGTCGATGACCGCGCTGCCTTCGAGCTGGAGCACGTTCTCGGAGGCATTGTTGAAACCGGAGACGAAGCTCACGCCGTCGAGCACGCCGTAGAGATTGCCGCTGCTCGGATAGCCGCGCACGTCGTTGTCGTAGGCGCCGAACTGCATGTCATACAGTTCGAGCGGCTGCGGCTGGTGCAGGGTGCCGGCGGGGACGAGACAGCGGTTGCCGCTGCCGCTCCGGCCGACGTACTCGCCGGCGAGGCTCGCATACGTGACCTCGTTTGCGTGGCCGTTGCCGAAGGGCGAGATCTGCACTTTCTTCCAGGTGCCGGCGGCATCGCGCAGATAGAGGTGGCCATCGTTGTAGTTGCTATCGCCGCTGCCCTTGCGCCCCTTGTAGGGGAACCAGTGCAGGTCGCTGTAACGGCGTGCGTCGCGGCCCTCGAAATGCCCTGCCACGATCAGCGGCGATGGAAATTCCTTCGGTCGTGCATAGGCCAGCGCCTTGCCGACATAGAGGTGGGCGTAGATCGGCGAGCCGACCTTGAACGCGCCGACGATCCGGCGCGGATTGGCCGTCAGGAAATAGGTCACGGCCTGGTTGTGGCCCGGCACGCCGCTGGACTTGATCCCCGGTTGCGCCTCGAACGGCGCCGCCGGTACGTAGCCGACCATCGTCGCGGCGAGCAGGTTGTAGTAATCGGCGGCGAGGTTCTGGTACGCCTTGAAGCCGACGGTGATCTCCTCCTCGCCCGTGGTGCCGGTGGAGCGCAGGATCAGTTCGCGTTCGGGGATCGAGGTGTCGAAGCGCAGCGTCGTCCAGCCGACCTGCTCGGCGAGTGTTTGGATCGCACCGAGCAGCCGATAGTGCGCATCGTCTCCGCCGGCTTTCACGAGGGTGTCGATCGCATAGGCCATCAGCCACCACCGATGCGCTGGCGCAGGAAACTGCCGTTGCGGTCGATCACGTTGAGAATCGTCTGTTCCATACCCCGGCTCTGCGCCATCGACTCGGCGAGCGCATCGGTGTTGATCGCGTTGATCAGGCGCAGGTTGAGTTGCGGGTTCAGGCCGGCAGCGGCGCGGGCGAGGCCGCCTTCGGCAAAGTTCACGCGCGGGGCGCGCGGCAGCGACACGTGTGGCGGTGCGGCCCCAGCGAAACGACGCGCGTTCCACGCCTCCAGCGCCGGCATGCCTCGCGCATTGAAGTCTTCGAGAAAGGTGAGCGCGCCGGGCTGACGCACGACGGCGGCCCGCGTCACGAACTCGAAATCCGACAGCCACGCCGGAATGCTGTCGGAAGTGGCGGTGCCCGGCCCACGCACGTGGCCGCCGGTCGCATAGCCGCCGCCACCGTTGAAGGTCGCCTGCGCGATCAGGCCAGCGATGGTCGCGCCCTGCGCGATGGCACCGGCGATGAAGGGGATGTTCTGCGGGAACCCGTACTTGCTCGCTTCGGCGACGTTGTTGGCGAGCGCGAGTGCGGCCTGGGCGATCGCGAACGCCTTCGACAACGCGAACAACGCGCGATAAGTCGCGCTCTGCTCGCCACCGAAGGACTTGGCGATGTCGGCGAGTTGGCCGAAGGTCGCAGAGGCGCCCGCGAGTAACACCTGCGTCTGCGCCGACTGCAACTGCGCGAGCGCGGCTTGATGCTGCCGTTCGATGGTCTCTTCCTGTGCGTCCCACTGGGCGTTGAGGTCGGCACGCTCGGAACGGAACTGCGTGAGCAGCACGAGTTGTTCGGCGTGCCACGCCTGCAAGCGCACGCGCGACTGTTCGATTTGCGCCAGCTCGCCGCCGGTGTCGCCAAGGTCCGGCGCGGCGCCGGGCAGGGCGTCGGGTTTACGGAACGATGTCTGCACCACACGTGCCATCGCCGCATCGAATGCCGCCTTGGTCGCGATGCCGGCGCGTAGTGCGTCGTTCAGCACCTTGACCTGTTCGGTCGCTGTTTCCAGTGCGACTTCGGCCGGCGTGCGCAGACCGTCGCGCAATGTCTCGTAGGCGCGGGTCGTCTTCTCGATCTCGGCCTTGCGCTCACGCTCGGCCTCTGCGGCGGCGCGCGCTTTATCGAGCGCTTCGGCCTCCTGGATCAGCTGCGCTTTGAGGGCCGGCGCGAGGGTTTTGAGTGCGCCCTGCGTGGTCTCGTACCGAATCCGCGCCGCTTCGCCCGCGCGGGTCTGGCCAGCTTCGACTTCGGCCAGCAGCGCGACTTCGCGACGCAGCGACTCGAGTTCGCGCTCGGCGGCCTCGCGCGCACGGTCGGCGTCGGTGGCCTTGGGCTTCGCTGGACGCGCCCCCTTCGGCGCCTTGAACTGCTCGTCGATCTGCACCCGACGCGTCTTCTCGAAAGCCGCGATCGACACGCCCTCGACCTGCGTTACGCCGCCCGCGCGCAGCGCCGCGATGTCGCGCTCAAGCGCGCGCAGTTGCTGCGCTTTGGCGACGGTGCGGTCCTGGCCAAGCGCCGCCTGCGCGCGACCAAGGGCGTTGATTGCGTTGGTCTGCTTCGCCTGCGTGGCGGCGTCCTCGCCCGCCTTCGCCTGTTCGGCATTGGCCTCGCGCTGCAGGGTGGCCTGCTCTTGCCGCAATGCACGGATGCGGTCCTTGGTGCCGGCATCAACGTCGGCACTGGCCAGCACCGCATCAAGCGAGTTCAGACCGCCGAGTTCCCGCCATTCGTTGCCGATGCGGTTGAGTTCGTCCGTGGTCTTGGACAGGCGGAACGCCAGATCATCGCGACCGATGTTCTTGATCGTTTGCCAGACGCCGCCGATGACCCTGCCCAGCGCAATCCACGCGCGCTCCAGCGAGCCGGCGCGTGCATAGGCCTCCTGCACGCGTTGCTCGTGGACACGGGCGAAGGTCTCGATCGCGAGGCGTGCGGCGTCCTGTGCTCGTCCCTGCGCTTCCAGCGCGCGAACATGCTGGTAGACCTCGACCGAGAGGAAGCGGTATTGCTGGTTGAGTTCGATCAATTGCGCCGAAGGCGCTTTGGCGAGCGCGATGACTTTCTGCGTCGTGTCCTCGACCGACGCGCCGGTGAGGACAGCGAGATTGACCGCCGCGCTGGCGGCCAGCGCGAGGGTGTCGCCCGCGACGGTGCCTGCGGCGGCGAGCGCAGTCAGCGCGACCTGCGCATCGCCATACTCGCCTGTGGCCGCACCGACGCGATCCTTGACGACACCGATCTGACCGGCCGTGGTCGCGGCGGCGTTGCCGCTGGCAATCAAGGCACGCTCGTAGGCCTGCGTCTCGCGATAGCCCTGGAGGGTCGCGACCGCGAACCCGCCGATCACGGCGGCGGCCAATCCGATGCCGACCGCGAGCGGCGTGATTGCGCCGAGCAGCGCGCGGGCGGCGGGCACGATGCCGCCGAACGAATCCTTCAATTGACCACCTTGCTGGATCGCGACCAGCCACGGTTTTTGCCCACCGGCCAGCGAAGTGAATATGTCGGTGATTTGCGCCGGCAACTGACGCATCGCCTGGCGGGTCTGGCCGACGGAGACGCCGTATTCGTTGACCGCACGCGCCCCGATGTCGGTCGCACGCGCACTGCGGCGGTGTGCGCCCGCGACGGCGTCCTGCGTCTGCGCCTGGGCGGTGCTCGAGCGCGCGGCCGTCGTGCTGGTGGCGTTGAGCTGGGCCACCGCGCGGTCGGCGCGACCGAGCGCGCCTTCCACGCGCGCAAGGCTCGCTTCGGCCTGCGCAGAATCGCCGCGGACCTTGAGGTTGAGAACGGTGTCCTGGTTCATGGTGCGATTGGCGGACTCAGTCGGGACCGCGCAGGGCCTTCACGCGTGACTCGGCCGCATCGCCGCCCCACACGGCAGTCGCCACGTCCTCAATGAAGTCGGCGCGGCGGCGACGCTCAATGCGTTCCAGCGCATCGAAGGCGAGGTTGAGCTGGCGCTCGGTCATGCGTCCGAGCAGCTCGAGATCGCCGAGTCCGCTGGCTGCGAGTCGGAGGAAACACTCGCTCCAGCCGAGGCGCCGGCCGCGAGGACGCGCGTCTCGCGCAGCCCGGTCTCGCGCAGTTCCGCCAGCGCCTCGCGCACGAAAAAAGCGGCGTTCACCGCAAACCAGGTCGCCAGATACAGCTCCAGATCGTCCGCTTGCAGGGCCTGCAACCATTCCACTTCAACATCGCCCGCCTGCGCTGCGATCGATGGCACCACCGAACGGTGGCGACCGAACAGGCGACGGACCTGCGTGTAGCGCAGGGTGCCGTCTTCGCTTGCTGCGACCAGATCGGAGATGAAGTGTGATGCGCGATCCGCGACGTCCAGGCCCTCAAAGAAACCATACTCGCGGATCGTCACATCGCGCCCGCCGATCGGCAGCGTGCGTTCCGGGTGCAAAACGGCGAGATCGTCCGCGGTTGAGGTCACGTCGTCCTGTGGCGGAGCGGGAATTTTCGTGGCCATTACGGCACCTCCGGCAGATCGAGTCGCCCGAATCCGCCCAGCAGCGGATCGGCGGCAGCTTCTGGATCGAACAGCACCGAGGCGGTCATCTCGAACTGCCCGAACGATTCGTGGATCAGGCCGAGGTTGCTGACCGGATTGAACTGCACGCGATACAGACGGACCTGCACGGGCGCGCCGTCGATGGTGTTGGTGCCATCGAGGAACAGAAATCGTTCGGGTGCGGAGGTGGTGAGCATCGCCACGCTGACGCGTGCGCCGTAGCGATAGGCCGCGCGCAGGGGCATGGTGAACGCCGCGAGGTTGAGCAGTTTGACTAGGCCGGCGCGGGCGCTCTGGATGCGGTAGTGCGTGTTCGCTACCAGCGTAGTCGGCGCAGCGTTGCTGTCGGTGAGCACGAGTTGGCTGATGGTGCTGTGATCGAGCGCGATCAGATCGTTCGCGGCCAGCGGTACCGGCAGCGGCTCGCCGGTCAGCGTGCCGGCGACGATCGAGGCCTTGGTCGCGTACAGGCCGAGCAGCAGGTTGTCGACGTCGGCCCAGTTGATCGCGATCGACAGTTCGGCCTCCTTGCCCTTCTGCAGCACGGCCGAGGTCAGGCGATTGCCCGAGTACGATTCCTTGCGCGTCTCGGTCTCGGTCTTGAGGGTCAGGTCGCACTTGGGCGCATCGCCCACCCAGCGCAGCGCGCCGGGACGACCGCCGGGCAGGCGGGTGCCCAGATACAGCCCGCCCTGGAAGGAGAAGTCTTTCATGCGGCGGTGTCCTCATCGTTGGAAGTGGCATGCGCGTCGTCGACATCGACGGTTGCGCCTGCTTGCGCATCGACGGCGGAATCGCGTGCAGGCGTGTCCTCAAGCGCGGGCGTTGGTGTGGTGAGACCGAGAGCCTGCAAGAACGCGGCATCGGCGTCGTTGACGGTGAGTTCGATGCCCTCGAGCGGCGGCGTGTAGGCGACGCCCTCGTGGGTATGCGGTTGATACAGACGGATCGTCTTCATGGCGAAGGTCCAGTGGGGGAGGAAGTGGCGGATGACGCGGCAGCGAGCCGCAGGAGGCGGTCGGACTCGGCGGCGAGCACGCCGCGCGCGTAATCGATGAGGCGTTCGGGGCGGCGGCCCTTGGCGAGCATTTGCGCGGCGGTGGCGCCGTACTCGGCGACCAGCGGCTGGCGCTTCTTGCCGGCATAGCGACCCTGCTGCATCTCGCGCTTGGCGCCTTCGCGGCGGAACACCTGGGCGTTGCGGTTCACGCCGACGCCGAGAAAGGCGTGCTCGCGCAGGCTCCGCTTGCCGCGCAGGACGGCAGCGGTGACGCCGCGCCGGGTCTGGCGTGCCGCGAAATTCCGCAAGCCGATCCCACGGAAGCGGCCCACCAGGCGCAGGCCGTCCTCGGTGGGCCGGGCCTGCAGATATTGCGTGAGGCGACGCGCACCGACCTGGTACTCGGCCTGGATATCGCGGCGGGCCTGCACCGGCAGGCGGCGACGCAGGGTGCCGATGGCGCGCGTATGCAGAGTCGGCAGGCGCGAGGCCAGCGCACTGAAGTTGCGCGAGGCGGACAGCACGCCGTCGAGATCGGCGTGCAGGAAGCGAGAGCCGCTACTGGCGGGCGTGGAGGATGTCGTCATGGGTAGTGAAGGAAAGGTGGAAAGATGGTCGAAGCGATGCCGTCCCTCACCACGTGGCGAAGGAGGGCGATGTTTTTGAAACCGTCGTGGTCTGGCGGGTGTCCGCTTTCGCGGACGGGTGCGGTGCGCTACAAAGTCGTCATTGCCTCAGCGAGAACAGGACGCATGCCCGCTCCAGTGCGCACGATCGAAACGACCCTCACAGAACAACTGAAACAGCTGCGATCCGAGCTTGGAAAAGACGCAATCTTCTTCGGCGGAACAGGCATACTGATCGGCTTGCTGCATCTGTCCGAATTCAAAATGCTGAGCAGCAGCGCAGGCGGCGCCAGATTGTCCGACGATCTCATCGGCGACTACATCTCGTTCACGGCGCTGGCGTTTCAGATGCTCGGCTGCATGCTCGTGGGCGGCGTGATCGGGTTGATGCGCAGCGTTGCGCCGATGAGAGCGGTCCTGCTGGGTCTGTACGATCATGTGCGGATGCGGCTGCTGCAGGTCGCCTCGCCGATGATCTGCATCTCGGTCGGCATCAGCATCACCTCGTCTGCGCACTATGTCAGGACCGGGAGCGGTCAAGGACTCGCGTTGGCGGTACTACTGCTATTGCTCACGCTGTATATCGTCACGGCCTACGTGATGCCGGCGTTTCTCGACCCGCGTGTCGATTGGTCGGGACCTCGCCGCAAACCGTGGGTGGTTCCGCTGCTCACGATCGGTCTGTCCTTGGCTGGAATCCTGTTTCTGGTTCACGCGATTCCCGCCCACAGTCGACATACCGATACAACGCGCGCGACGGCGTGCGATCAGACCGTCCTCGCCAGTCGTCGATAGCGCGTTCCGAACAGCAGTTGCGCCGCCATCGCAGCGACGCCGTCGGGGCGATCAAGCAGCACCGCTTCCTGAAACTGCAGCGGCAGTGCCAGTGGCGCCTGCACGAAGCCGTCGAGCGCGTCCTCGATATCGGCGATGGTCTCGACGATGCGTTGCTGCGCGTTGTCCAGGCGCACCGGTACCAGCGCCTCGACGACGAAGGTGTAGCCGCGCTCGCCAGCACTGCGCGCATCGTCGGGGTAGAGCGTCGTCAACGGATACAGCGTCAGTCGCGGCGCATCGCCCGGATCGAAAGGCGCGGGTTCCAGGCGCACATCGCGTCCGGCATCGGTGCGATAACCGTTCGTCTTGCGCACCGTGCCCAGTCGCGTCTTGACCAGTTCGAGGATCGCCCACGGAATCGGCATCTCACCCATGCAGCACCGTCTCGGTCACGATGCCGTCGTCGACCACGATGCGTTCGATCAGGAACGCGCCTGCGGGCAGTTGCAGCCGATCGCCCGCACGCGGTCGCCATTCGGTGTTGAGGAACTTCACCGTAGTGACCCGAGACAAGCCTTGGCTGTAGTCGCCCAGGTCGCGCACGTTGTAGGTGACGACCACGCGAACCGGCACGGTCCGACTGCGCTTGCGGCGCACTTGTGCAGGCTCGCCGAACACCGCAAACAAGGCGTCGTGTGCGGCCTCGAAGGCGGGATCACTCCGGCTCATGCGAGGTCTTGCGCCGCAAAGCGCAGATTGGCCGCAATGCGCCGCGTCCAGCCGCGACCGAAGGTCGGAAACGTCCGCAGCCGCACGTAGAAGTCCAGCCGCGCCGCGTTGTAGGCCAGGATCAGGGCGACGGGATCGGCATCGCTCGCAGCCGCGCGCGTGAGCGGCCCGACGACGCCATCGACGCGCACGCCCAGCGCCTGCTGCAGCCAGCCCACCGCGCGCAGGACGCCGTGGTTCACGGCGGCGTCGAGCACCTGGAAGGCGATCGCCTCCGGCAGCGCATCGCCGCGAATCGGCGTCCACGCGTCGCGGCGATACAGCGTGATCGCCCCCTCGCGGGTGAGCGTGGACAGGTCCAGGAACGGATAGGCGCGCTGGCTGATGCCCCAGCGCGTCTTGCCGCCGGGATCGCGAGGGTCGTCCGCATCGCCGCCTTCGTGTTCGAGCACGCGTTCGATCGCGCGGGCAAAGCGGTCCCCGGCCGGCGGCGACGCCGTCGGCTTATCGGTGTTGGTCATGGTCGTGACTCAGTTGATCGAGAGCTTCACCAGCACGCTGGGGCGCAGACACAGCGGCAGCGGGTTGGACTGGGTGTGCAGGTCGGTGCCGCGCTCGAATTTGCGCGGTTCCTGCTTGGCGTACAGCGGCTGACCGAGGGTGTTCACGGTCTCGTTGAAATCCGCCGGGGCGTTGTGGGTCGCGAAACTGTTGATCGTGCCCAGCGGGAAGGCGTGCGCTTCACCCGGCGCAATGAAACGCCGAACGGTGCCGTCGAGGTCGGACGCCTTGCCGCGATACTCCTCGAACACCAGCCCGCCGAAGTTGAAGCCCTTGCGCACGTCGTTGATCAGCACCGCGCCCTGCTGCCACTGCGCGTAGGCGGTTTTGACGTCCTTGTGGGAAGTGAGCGCGGCGAAGAACTCCTGCGAGCACAGCACGCGCGCACCGGTCATGAACTCACCGAGCAGACCTTCCTCGATCAGCGCGAGGGACTCGATGCACTTCTGCTTGACGTCGGTGCCGTTGTTCGGGTTGTCGATCTCGAAGACGACGGTCTGCTGCGCGATCCGAAACTCCTCGAACAGGTCGTAGAGAATGCTGCCGTCGGCATCGAGGATCTGGCCCTTGAGCGCTCCCATGCGCAGGTGCTCCAGCGTGATCGCGTGCTTGTTGCGCATCGTCTCCAGGCGTTCGGCGACGACGCTGGCGACCGATTCGAGTTCGGTCTCCGAGCCGAAGGCGCGCAGGCCGTTGACGTCTTCGGGCAGGATCACGTCGTCATGCGGAATGTGCGGGACCACGAACGAGCGCATGCGGCGTTTCGCGCTGGCACTCACGGTGCCCGGCGCACCCGGCGGCCGGGTCGGCAGCAGGGTCAGTACGCCGGCACGCTCTTCGACCAGAAGCTGGCGCAGGCGCACCGGCTTGTCGGGGAACAGACCGAGTTCCTGCAGCCGGCCATAGCGGTTGGGGATGAGATTGATCGCGGCGGTGAGCGCCGCCATCGAGAACGCGGAATTAGAGAACGGATTCAACATGGGCGGTGACCTGTGGCGGCTGGCGGACGACGATGCCGAGTGCCGTCAGCTGCGCGAGGGCGGCCGTGGTCTGCTCGGAGGTGAGGGTGGTCGGCAGAACGAGCGCGCTGCCGAAGACGAGTGCGTGGCGAGACACAATCACGCTTCGCTTGCGTTCGTTGCGTGCGGTGACGACCGCTTCGATCAGCACACCGGCGACGGTCTCGCGACCGTCGTTCGCCGTTGGATCGAGGGCGACGATCTCGTGGGTCGCGGTCACGCGACCGACGACGGCGCCGAGCGCGAGGGTCTGGCCTGCGGCGACGACGACCTCATCGCGCGAGTAAAGGTTTGGCGCCTCGTACTTGAGCAGATCGCTCAAGTGAACTGGTTCGTGGAGGACGGGCATGGCTCAGGTTCCCTGCGGGTGGGTGGCGCCGATGCGCTTGCGCACGGCATCGAGAACGGGATTGGCGGCGGTCGCTGCAGCGGCGGGTGCGGCGTCCGCGAGGTGGTGCGAGGCGATCTCGACCTGGTCGGCGCGGGCCTGCAGCAGCACTTGGCGCACCTGTGCCGCACCTATCCGCGCGGCGAGAAACTCGGTGGTGCGTTCGGGACAGCCGGCGAGCAAACACAGCTCGGCGATGGCCGTCGCTTCGGCGTGAACATCGGCGGCCGGCGCGGTCGTGAGTGCGGGGGCCGCGAGCCGTGCGGCCGTCGGCGGGGTCACCGTCGGCGGGGTGACGGTCGGTGCCGCCGGTGGTGTAGCAGTGGGCGTCGGCTGCGCGGGCGCAGCCTCGGTGGGCAAGGTCATCGAAATCTCCATGGGAGGTGGAAGCGCAAGCCGTGTCGGCAAAGCGAGCGGTGTGTTGAAACCGGGCGAACGCCCGCGCCCGTTGAGTGCGGCAGAAAAGTCCGCGAGCGTGGTGGTGAAGGGCGCGACCGCATCGGCGAGCCCCGATGCCACCGCGTCGTCGCCGAAGTACAGCGCCGCTTCGGTGGCACGCACGGCTTCGGCATCGAGGCCGCGCATCTGCGCGACGTGATCGAGGAACAGGGCGTAGAGGCGATCGATCTCGGCTTGCAGCGCGGCCGTCGCCTGCGGCGTCAGCGGCGCGTGCGGGGTGCCATCGTTCTTGTGCGCGCCGGCCGTCAGTGCGGTGATGCTCAATCCGGCCTGCGCGTTGCGCACCGACTGATCGATGTGCAGCGCAATCACGCCGATGGAACCGACGCCGCCGGTGGCCGACACGCTCACGTGCTGCGTCGCGCAGGCGAGTGCATAGGCCGCTGAGAACGCGGCATCACCGGCATGCGCCCAAACCGGCTTGACGGCATTCGCCGCACGGATGTGCGCGCCCAACTCGAACACGCCGCCGGCCTCGCCACCGGGCGAGTCGATATCGAGCAGAATTCCTGCGACCTCCGGTGCTGCGAGCGCTGCGTCGATGTCCGCTGCGATGCGCGCATAGGACGTGAGGCCCGACGCGGCGTCCAATCCGACAGCGCGTCGCACCAGCGTGCCGTGAATCGGGATCACCGCGATCCCCGGCATCGAAGGCATCGGTTCGGACTGCGTCGGCACTGTGATCGGCACCGCCAGCTCGGTGTGCATCAGCCCGATGCGCGGACCAAGTACGGCAAGGATCGTGTCGAGTTTGGCGCGCGCAATCAGCAACGGCGTTCCGTACAGACGGGACGCCAGGTGGACAAGGGACGTCATCAGGAGGCCTGTGGAGAGGGTGCGTTTGCGGCCTGCGCTGGGCCGCTGTCGTGGCGAGGGTCGGAGTCGAAGACCAACCCCAGCGCATCGGCGCGGGCGTTGTCGGCAGCGATCTCGCGATCAATGTCCTCGGCGTCATAGCCGAAACTCGAAATCGCTTCTGACCTCGACAGCAATCCGCCACGAATCGCCGCGATCATCGCGTCGAACTCCTTCTTCGGATCGACCCACTGCCAGCCCTGCGCGATCCACTTCACCGCGAGGTAGGCACGACGGCGCGCAACGCCGCCGCGCGCGTAACCGGGCAACGTCAGCGCGCCTTCGAGCACCGCCTGGGTCATCCACGCGCGCCACAGCGGACGACATAACTGATGGACGATCACGCCGTGCTGGATCGCTTCGCAGCGACGCCGAAACTCAAGCAGGCCCGCGCGGATGGAGGAATAGTTCACCTGCGTCAGATCGCCGGTGAGCATCTCGTAAGTGATGCCCATCGCCGCCGCGACCGCGCGGAACTGCTGGCGCATGAACTCTGCGTAGCTGGAGCCGACATCGGCCGGCTGCGAGAACGTCACGTCCTCGCCCGGCTCCAGAAACTGCATCGTCCCCGGCTCCAGGCTCGCCATTGCGACGCCCTGCGCGTCCGCCTCGCCCTCGCCCAGCAGTGGGTCTTCCGGCGCACTGCGGGTAATGAATCCGGCAAACATCGCCGCAGTCTTCTTGCGCACCAGCTCGGCATCGTCGTACTGGTCGAGTTCGTGCAGCTTCACCAGCGCCCGCGCCAGCCACGGCTCGCCGCGGATCTGGCCCGGCCGCAGCGGCCGGAACAGATGCAGGATCTCGTCGGCTGGCACGCGCACGGTGTCCAGGCCGCCGTGCGCCGACATCGGCGCGAGCATCCCGTCGCCGGGATGGCTCTTGGTCAGGTGGTAGGCGACGCGCACCCCGATGCCGTTGAACTCGATGCCGGCGCGGATCACGTTGCCGTTCGGCAGTTCGCGGTTCAGCGTCGCCGGCAGGTGCTCGGGTTCGAGCAGTTGCAATTGCAGACCGACCGCGAGGCGGTCTTCGGGACGCCGATACCGCAGGCGCACCAGACACTCGCCGCCTTCAAGCATCGCCCGGCAGGCCAGCGCCTGCAGGCCGTAGAAATCAGTGAGCCCCGCCGCATCCGCGTCTTCGCACCAGTCGCGCCACAGCGCCTGTACCGCTTCGCGCTGCGCGAGATCCTCGAGCATCGATTGCGGCTTGATCCCGGTACCGATGGCATTCGCCACGAAGGCCTCGACGCCGGTCGCCGCCCAGGCATTGCGGCGAACCAGATCGCGGCTCTTGGCCCGCAGCTCATCCTGCGCATACGCCAGCGCGGCGACCGCACCGGGATTGCCGACTTGCCAGAAACGCGCACGGCGTCCACCGCCGACACCGTCGTAGGTCGGCGACGCGCCGAACACCCGTGCGCGCAGCCGCGAAAACCAACTCATCCGATCACGTCGCCTTGTCGGTGTCGATGACCACACGACGCGGGCGTCGTCGTGCGGTGCCTGCCGCAATCGCTTGCTCTTCCAATCCGCGTCGAACGACGCCGATGGCCGCGATCAGGTCTTCGACCGAGCGATACTCGACAGTGCGATCGCCGAAGGTGACGCGCTGCTCGCCGGTCGCGAGCGCGCGTTCCAGCGCGGCAAGTTGTTCCGGGGTGTAGGCCATGCAGCACTTCTCAGCGTTGGAGCCAGCGGCTCTTGACCACGCGCCGACGGGTCGGGCGCGCAGATGTGGAAAGGCCACCGGAATCGGTGGCCTCGTTCATAGGTGGATCGGACATCGGCGTCGGTGCGTCGGGTGGTGGCAATCCCAGCGATCGTTCCAGCTCGCGCCAATGGCGCTCCTCGAAACGATCCAGTCCCGCCGCTGCCGCTGCGGCGCGTGCGTAGTTCGCGCAGTCCAACGCTTCGTTGCGCTCGCGCAGCTTCTGCCACTCGCGCACCGCATAGCCGTTGCGGTCGCGGCGCGTGACCAACTGCTCCGCGCACAACTGCTGCAGGAACTCGGCGTCGACTTTCGGCAAGTGGATGTAACCGGGCGGATACACCAGCGTGGTGCCGTCCTCGCCGACCGACACCTGCTTGCGCAGGTGGTTGTAGAACTCCTGCTTGGCGAGGCCGACCGCAACCGTGTACAGCTTCAGTCCCCGGCGCAGCTTCTTGCCGCCGACCGAGACATCCACCGCTGTCGGCGTGCCGATCAGCGCCGCACCGCGCGCCGCACCCTTGACCGCCATCACCCGGCTGTCGCGGCAGGCGCGCACGAAGGCATACGCCTCCTGCGTCGCGAAGCCGGTGTCGATCGCGAAACGCGCGAGCGGCACCTGCGCGCCGCAGGCATGCGTCCAGGTCTCACCGGTCATCGCGGCGAGATGCTTCCACACCGCATCGCGGGCGGTATCGCCCATGAGCACACGATGTTCGATGAGCCACGCTTCCTTGCCGCGACCGAAGGCCCAGACCGAGACCTCGATACGGTCTTTCTGTACGTCGGCGCCGCCGACCAGCAGCAGGCCGCCGCGCGGCACGCTGCCGATCCGGTAGTCCTCGCGCCGCTCCAGCAACTGCTGCCAGTCCGGCGCTTCGCCGTCCTCGACCCAGGTCTCGCCAAGCTCCGTGTTCTTGAAGGTCTTGATCGCGGACGCCGAGCCCGTAGTCTTGTCGACCGCGCTCTCCCAGGCCGCCGCGATCTCGCGCCAGGTGCGCCAACCCACCGGGCTGTACAGCGACGACAGGTGGAACCCGGCGGTCTTGCCGTTGCCCGGTGCGGTCGCACGCCACTGGCCCTGCTCCAACATCGACGTCTTGTGGTGCTCGGCGATGGGTGTATCGCAGGACTCGCAGATGTAGGCGACGGTCTCCGGCCGTCCGCGTTCCCAGCGCAACTGCTCGAAGCGCAACCATTGCGCGTGCGCGCAATGCGGACACGGCACGAAATACCGACGCTGGTCGGACGCCTCGTACTCGCGCTCGATGCTGCTGGCGCCCGCGATCGTCGGCGTGGAGACGATGAAGATCTTGCGCCGGGTGAAGGTGCGCGTGCGCGCCTCCGCCAGCGAGATCGCATCGCCTTCGCCCTCGACATCAAGCGGATAGCCGTCCACCTCGTCGAGGAACAGGTAGCGCACCGGCATCGAGCGCAGACCGACCGCACTGTTCGCCCCGGTCATCACCAGCACGCCGCCGCGGAACTCCTTGGCGAGGATGGTGTTGCCCGCATCGCGTGATCGCGCCGGTGCGATCAACCCAGCCAGCGCGGGCGACTCCTCGATCAGCGGATCGATCCGCTGCTTGGAGTTGCGCTTGGCCATCTCCACCGTCGGCCACACCGCCATCATCGGCCCGGGCGCGTGATGGATCACGTAGCCGATCCAGCAACTACCGGCTTCCGTACCGCCGATCTGCGCGCCCTTCATGAACACGACGCGCTCGATCGGCGACGCCGGCGAGAGGCAATCCATGATCTCGCGCAGGTAGGGCGTGCGCGACGTGCGCCAACGCCCCGGTTCCGCAGACGCCTTGCTCGACAGCATCCGGTGCTGGTCGGCCCAGGCCGACACCGACAGCAACGGATCGGGGGTCAGGCCCTCGTGCCAAGCGCGCTCGATGGCATCCGCGCCTTCGTAATCGAACATCGTCAATCGATCCGTGGGCGTAGCTCGCCCAGCTCTCGCAAGTAGTCACGCACCGCTGCTTCCAGCGCCAGGTGCATCGCATGCGGGTCGACCTCGAGCGTCGCTGCCATCTGCGCCGACACGCGCGCCGGCCAGTTCAACCACGCATCGCGCTCATCGCGCGCCAGCTTGAAGACGTGCGCGACGACCTGCGAGCGTTCGACCAGTTCGCCTTTGAGGCGAGCCAGTCGCACCTTGTTGGTTTGTGCTTTGACCACTTCGTTGACCGTGCGCGCCTGCAACAGCGACGCACCGCCCGCTGGTAGCGCCGCAGTGCCTGCGTCGCGGACCGTGTCCGATGGCTCTGGCACTGACGCGCGCGGAGCTCGCGCTTGGGTGCCGGTGCGCGGTGGCGCCGAATTGCGCACCCACTCCGAATCCGCCTTCGCCGCGTCGATGCTGCCGTCCTCTTCGGGCGTGATACGTCCGGCACGAATCGCCTTGTGCACCGCTGTATCGGTCACGCCGCGATGACGCGCGTAGGCGCGGATCGAAAGTCCCATTCGGATGATTGCTCTGTATGACGATCGACTTGACTTCGCCCGCGCACAGCGCATGCGCCGATGTCATCCCGTCTGTGTGCTTAACACGCGGTGGATCGTGGGAATTGCGCTTGGCTTTGGTTTGGAACAGCGCGTTCATCACGTCGCGCCAACCACATCCAACACCGCACACTCACTCAAGAGCACACACACCATGAACACCGCAACGAACAACAAGTCGATCGCGCTGAACCCGACCCAGACCGCCGTCCTGACCCACGCCATCGATCACGCGCAAGGCAAGATCGAATGGTTCCCCGAGAACATCAAAGGCGGCGCACGCCAAAAGGTCATCGAGGCCTTGTTCAAGCGCGCGATGATCATCGGCAGCGACGGCGACTGGCACGTTGCATCAGAGGCTTACGACGCACTGGGTCGCGAAAGTCTCGGCCAACACGCAACGAACGAGACGGCGACGCCGACGGGTGAGAAGACGCCCAAAGCCGCACGCAAGACCGAACGCAAGGCCGCGAAGCCAACGGCTGACGCCGCCGCATCGGGCGATGGCGAAACGCCTGCACCGCGCACGCGTGAGAACAGCAAGCAGGCGCAGGTCATCGCCATGCTCAAGCGACCCGAGGGCGCCACCATCCAGCAGGTTTGCGAAGCGACCGAGTGGCAGGCCCACACCGTGCGCGGCACCTTCGCCGGCGCCTTCAAGAAGAAGCTCGGCCTGACCATCACCTCCGACAAGGCCGAAGGCGGCGAACGCATCTACCGCATCGCCGAGGCCGCGTCCGCAGCTTGAAACTGCAGCGCAACGCAGCCTGACGCAATGCCACGCCGAGGCGTGGCATTGCACACCGACAATCGAACATCCACCACGACAACTCCGGAGCGCCGCATGTCCGCACCCACCGATTTTTACCTCAAACAACTGCAGCCCTTGGTCGGCGGAACCATCGCCGCACTCGCCCGCACCGGCGCGAGCGACGATCCGATGGACGATGAACTCTACGGTTTCGTCGTCAAGTGTCGCGACGGCAAGGAGCGTACGCTCATCCTGCTGTGCGACGACGAAGGCAACGGTCCCGGCAGCTTCATGTTCGCCGACGAGTAACCGCACCGGGATCGGATCAACTCCGGTCCCGTTCGCTTATCCGCCATCACCCTTCGCGCAGCGCGCGGAGGACTTCCGCAGCGAGCTGCGGGACGATCGCATTGCCGGCGGCGCGCAATCGAGGAATGCGAGCGAGAATCCCATGAGCCAGAAGACGAATTCCGGCGCGAGGGACCCGACGGAGTTTACCGTCGTATCCGACGATCCAGTCGACGTCGTCCCATGCACCGCGCTCACTTCCAGCGCAATCTGACGAATCGCCACCAGCCCCGCCGAATTGCCCGCGCCGTTGTAACCGTCCTTCGACGGCGCAAGGCTCGTCGGCGTCGGCCACAACGCCAGCGTCTGCGCCGCGAGATCTGGCGAGCGGCGGCGTTCGACTTCCCGGCGCGCGCCCTTCGGCGTGCGGATCGACTTGTCCGCTGAGGCCGTCGGCGTCGCCCACAGTGCACGCACGGTCGCGTACACCTGTCTGGGCAACAAATCGGTCCGCGAAGCACCGTCCTTCCTCGGCGCCAGCGACATCCCCGGAGAATCCTTGTAGTCGCGCGTCGTGGGTGTGAGCCACAAACCACAGGCGATCTCGTCGATGGGGCGCGTTGACGGCACAAGCCGGGATAACGATCGCCCGGCAGGCGTAACCGAGACTTTCCAGGTCAGCAAACACTCGGTCGAGCCAATGCTGGCCAACCGCTGCCGCAACCTGTTCTCCCACCAGCACAGCGGGCCGTCGGGCACCGACGAGCCGAAACACGTCGGGCCATAGGTGCCGAGGATCGTCGGTCCCGGCGCGTTTGCCCGCGACCGAGAACGGCTGGCACGGACACGACGCGCTCCACAGTTCGACGTCGCTGGGCCAGCCGGCGAGTCGGGCGGCATAGGCCCAGCCGCCGACGCCTGCGAACAGGTGGACCTGCCGGAAGCTGGCGAGGTCGTCGGGGTCGAGTTCACGGATGTCCCGCTCATCGACGCGGCCCGGCGGGATGATGCCGACGGCGATTTGATTGTTGAGCCATGCGCAGAGATAGGGTTCGATCTCGTTGTAAAAGGCCGGCGCGCTCACTTCGCCGCATCTGCCAGTGTGTCGAAGACCATGCCATCGTCCTCGCGCACCGCCTGCTCGCCGCTCCAGGTCTGCCAACGGCGCACGATCACATCGACGTACTTGGGATCGAGTTCCATCAGGCGCGCGCGCCGACCGCTTTTGTGAGCGGCGATCAGGGTCGTCCCCGATCCGCCGAAACCATCGAGCACTACGTCGCCGGGTCGACTGGAATTGCGGATGCACCGCTCCACCAACTCGACCGGCTTCATCGTCGGGTGCAGATCGTTGCGCTGCGGCTTCTTGATCTGCCACACATCGCCTTGGTCGCGATCCCCGCACCAATGGCGCTGCACGCCTTCGGGCCAGCCATAGAGGAGTGGTTCGTACTGACGCTGGTAGTCCGCGCGGCCGAGGGTGAAGGTGTTCTTCGCCCAGATCACGAACGTCGACCAGTGGCCGCCTGCGGCGCGGAATGCGGCCTGCAGCACGTCCAGTTCGCTCGATGACATCGCGATATAGATCGCGCCCCGACAATGCGCCAGGGTCGGCGTCAAAGCCGCGAGCAGGAACTCATAAAAGCCCTCGCCGAGATTGTCGTTGAGGATCGCGCGATCCTTGCCACGCAGTTTGTCTTTGGCGCTGTTGGCATAGTTCACGTTGTACGGCGGATCGATGAAGACCATGTCGGCCGTTTCGCCTGCGAGCAAGCGCACATAGTTCGTCGCGTCGGTGGCGTCGCCGCACAGCACGCGATGCTCGCCTAACGTCCACAGGTCGCCAGGACGCGATACAGAGATTTCGTCCGCTTCAGGTACCGCGTCGTCGTCGGTCTCGCCAACATGATCCGATTCTTCGCCCGCCATCAGTTCGGCGAGCGCATCGGGATCGAAGCCGGTCAGGTCCAGATCGAAACCATCCTCCTGCAACGCTTCGAGTTCGGCGCGCAGCATGGCGTCGTCCCAGCCCGCATTCTCCGCAAGTCGGTTGTCGGCGATCACCAGCGCGCGACGCTGGGTCGGCGAGAGGTGATCGAGCACCACAACCGGCACACCATCCAGACCGAGTTTCCGGGCAGCCGCGAGCCGGCCGTGACCGGCGACGATGACGCCGTCGCTACCGACCAGGATCGGGTTCGTGAATCCGAACTCGACGATCGAGGCCGCGATCTGCGCGATCTGTTCGTCGGAGTGCGTGCGCGCGTTCTTCGCGTATGGCAACAGCCGCGACAGCGGCCAGTGTTCGATGCGTTCGGCGACCCAGCTCATGCCGCCGCCCGCGCATTATTGCGCCGTTCGGCCGCGACCGCATCGAACGGCTGGCCAGTCGCTTCGAGCGTGATCGGCAGCGCCGGCAGTTGCTGACGCACGCGCTCGATCGCGACATCGACATAGTCGGCTGCGATCTCCACCGCGCGACAGACGCGGCCGGTGCGCTCGCAGGCCAGCAGCGTGGTGCCGCTGCCGCCAAAGGGTTCGTACACCAGTTCGCCCGCATTCGAGTACGTCTCGATCACGAACTGCGGCAACGCAATCGGAAACCCCGCCGGATGGTCGATGCCCCGACCGAGCTTTCCCTTGTGGCGCATCACCCGGATCACCGAATCGGGGATCCGCATGTCCTGCGTCGGCTGATTCGCATGCGCCCAGTCCAGCGCGCTGCCGTCCTTGCCGCGCAGTGCGGTGGACGAACCATCGGCGCGCAAGTGAATTTCCTGCCCCGCGAACTTGCACGGCACGATCTTGTTGGGCTTGCGGTTGCTGCGATTGAAATGGAAGACGAACTCAAAACTCGGTGCGAGACGCCCACGCCAGTCGCCGGGAAGCCCCGGACCCTGGT